GTCTCTTCGGTCATTTTCTTACCTCTTCACGTATTTTGCATATTCTTCAAGCGGCACACCCAATTTTTTCGCAATGGCGACTTCGGTCGGGGTGAGACGAACCTTTTTACTGCGTCCAGACGTATTACCGTTTGTGCGGGACACACCAGCTACCGCCTGGACGGGACGGCGACTGGCACCCGAATCGTTTGCAGGGGCCGACGAAAACTCTTGTGGGAAGCGTTTTCGGAGCCGCTGATCGAGCTCACTATAGTACTCATCGGCCTCCGGGTCAAACCCTTCATCTTCGATGAGCTTTTTGTGTATTCCGAAGGCGGCAAAAGTCATGGCCTCGTCTTGGCCAAACCACGTGTTCCTTTCCGCCCAAGACTCCGCTTTAGGGTCCGGGCGGATAATCTTCTGCTGTTGTGGCTGCTGCTGCGGTGCGTACTGCTGCTGCGGTGCGTACTGCTGCTGCGGGGCATATTGCGGCGCGGCCTGCTGCGTGGCTTGCTGCTCACGCATTTCCTGCCCGCGCTTTGCCTCGCGGTACTTTTCCGCGGCAGAGTAAAGATGGTTGAGGCGCCGCTGGTTCTCGATGACGCCGTCAGAGTCGCCCATTTCGACCGCGCGCTTCAAAGCGCTTTCCGCGGTCTTTGTTTCGATCTCTAGGCGGCCGCCATATTCTTGCATATAGCCGGTGTCGAGCTGCTTCATGCGCGCCTGAAGCGTATGCGTTTCATGCGTCACTTGCTGCGCATACCGCAGGGCTTCCTGCTCGCGCCGCTCGGCGTCGCGCATTTTCTTGGTCAGGCGGTTGATCCGCTTTTGCGCAGCCCCCTGATAATCCTCTTGCTCGTTAGACTCGCTGTCCGCGACGTCTTTGTCCGACGCTGCAATTTCTACTTCTGCAGCCTCTTGCTCGTCCATTTCGATGTCCAAGTCATCCGCTGACCCAAACGTGTTTTCTGTCGCACTCATGGTCTTGTCCCCCTTACAGGCTTAAAATGTCTTCTGGATCGCCGATCACGGCAAGGATTTCGTCGTCGTTCAAGATACGGACTTCCCCGCCATCTATGCGGAACCGTGATCCCGCGTAGCGCGCAAAAATTACCCAGTCGCCTGTCTTGCACCATGCACCTGCGGGAAACTTCGCTTCGTCCTGGTAGCACAACGGCCCCTGCTTCATCACGTATCCGACAACCGTGCTGAGCTGCCCATCCTCGACAACCTTGTCAGGAAGATGCAGCCCTCCGGCTGTTTTGGATTTGCCGCGATACGGCAAAATCAGCATACGCCAGCCCGTGGGCTGCGGCATGCGGTCCAAAATGGATTGATCGGCTTTTGTCGGGTCCAAGACCCTGTCCTCTGGGGGGACATACATCGACGCCATCGCCGCTTGCGCGGCCGAGATGTCGATGGAAGATGTGACTGATTCAGTCATTTTTGAGCTCCTGTTTATCTAGCAGGCCCGAGAGTTCCTGAGCTACGAAATTGAGGGCGTTTAATTCGCCCATGCAGAGCTGATACTGCTCCATTGTTCGGATACCATTGTTCTCAAGGGTATCCAAAACCATCGTGCGGCGCTCCTTGATGGAGCGCTGCACAAATTGTACTATGCCTAGTTCTTCCATGCGATATTATATAGCATATCGTATATGGCGTGACCAGCCATTTTAGGCTGCGCTTTTAGTTCGACGAAAACTTCCCGCCGCGCAAAGCCGCGCCCATACCGCGCTTTTGACCCGTCGTGGGCGAACCTTTCGCGGTGTTGGGCGTCGCAATATCCTTGACATCGCTGTACGGGATGCTGCCCTGACCCGCGATTACGGCCTTTTTAGAAGCCGCAGCGGTCTTGCCAGGGGCTGCGCCCATGTAATTCACTTTTCTGTCCATCACTGTCTCCTTTGGTTTGCCATTTGAAGTTGCGCGGCAACGCGCATACGTTCGCGGTCCGCGGTTGCCTGCAGTTTGACCATTGTCAATTCGCGTGTCTGCTGCATGCGCTGGGCCTGCTCCTGCGCGCGCTGCTCCGCTTTTTGCTGGGCCAGCGCCAATTCGTCGCGGTCCAGCTCAATCTGCGCCTGATCCTTTTGCGAGCGCATTTGGAGCTCCTGCTCTTTCAGCGCGATCAACGGATCAGGCTGCCCGGCCTCGCCGGTGATCTGGGAGTTCAACTCCCGCAAAGCCTGCAAGTCTTCGGCAATCTGCTGGGCGACCAAAGCCTGCACCTGAACGTCGATTTCAGGCGTAATCTCTTGGCCCTGCATCATCCCCGTCACCTGCTCCATAACCGTTTGTACGGCTTTGAGCCGTACATGGTCCATGACGTGCTTTTGCAAGGCGACTGCGATCATCGGAGCCTGCGCAACAATCCCTGAAGCACCAAACACCAAATGGGACATGATGTGGGCGTCGTGATTTTGGCCCTCAAACGCCTGCATCTGCACTTGATTCAGAGCGTCAATGTTCTCGGTGGCGGGGTCTTTCGGCGCCGCCTCTTGCTCTTCTTGCGGCTTCAGAATCTTGTCGATGTCCCGCACCCCAAGCGCCTCGTACATACGGTGCATCGCCTCGTACATATCGTGCATTTCGGGCGCCTGCGTCGCCAACTGCAACTGAGCCTGTGCCAAAGCAATGCGCTGCGCCTGGCTGAAGATGTTGGGGTCGGAAACAGGGATGACGTCCACGCGATCGTCAAAATCCTGCGCCATGATGGTCTGATCTGCCCCAGCGACCGTATAAGGATATTCCTGCGGCAGCGATTCCTTCATCACGCGCGCCAGAAGCTTGAACTCCCGCCGCATTGCGTAGTGCATGCGCTTGTGAACAGCGCTCATCACCCGCGCGCCCTGCTCCATCATAGCAATCGTCGTGCCAACCGCAGCCTGCTGGTTGCCGTCGCCCACTTTCAAATCAGTGATCGTGGCAAACCGCTGGCCCGCTTGAACCACAAATCCCAAAAGCTGGAACAGCGTGCCATCCGGCCCCTTGAACGGCAAAGGCATCAAACTGTCGCGGATCGCGCCGCCCGGGCTGTCCACGTCGCGGAACTCCCCCGGCTGCAGAGGCTCGTCGTTGTCCCTGATCCGCAGTCCGCGGGCCTTGAAACCCGCAGGCAGGTTCGACAGCGTTCCGGCGTCAATCAACTGCCGCAAAGCGGCCGTCGCGGTCCGCGACAAACCGCCAATGGTGTGGATCAGGCCCAGCCCGTAGAAGCCGAAGCCGGGCAGGAACTTGTAGTGCACGAAATAGCCGATCTTGGTGCGCTTGGGGTCGTCCTCGCGGTAATTGCGGCGAATCGACAGCACGTCGCCGGTGTCTTCGCAAATCGTCACAAGGTAAGGCAGGCGAATGCCGGTCTCTTCTCCGTCTTCCCCGATATCCTCGTAGCCCGGCAGGTCTAGGTCGACATGGAACTCCAGAAGCGTGATGTCGTAATCAATCATCGACGCCGAAGTGCCCGAAATCTTGTCCTCTACCTCGGCAATGTCGTCCTGCTTGGCCGTCGAAGCGTGCAGCGGGATGTCCCGATAAAATCCGGAGACCTGCATTTTCCGGACATCGTTCCACGGCATGCGGATAATTTGGGCAACAAAAGGCGACGTCTCCAAGTCCGACGCGTCATAAGGCACCACAAGGTTCTCGGCAGGCACAAACTTGCTGACCACCCGATCAAGGTTGGAGTCAAAATACACCTTTTTGAACGTCGATCCCGCCAGCGGCAGGTAAAACAGCATCTGATCAAACTCGGGCGTGTACTCTTCCGCCTCGTTCATCAGGTAATAATTCATAAAATCTTTGACGCGCTTGCTCTGCGCCTGCTTTTCCTTGGTCAGCTCGCCCATGACCTGCGTCCGGACAGGGCCTTCCGCCGGCAAAAGCTCGTTGAACGCCTGCGCTTGGAACTGCGTGGCGGCCTCGGCCAAAAGTGGGTGCGTGACGCCCGTTGCGCCCTTGAATGGCTGCGTGCGCTCTTGGTAATTGAAGCCCAAAAGCTCCAAGCCCTTGCTGTATTCCTGCTCCCAGTCGCCGCGGCTTTCCTTGGCGCTGTCGTACTGCGCCATCAGATCGCTTGCCGTGGCTCCCAGCTCGCCGTTGTCCAAGTCTTCAGCAAGGTTTCTGCCAAAGTCCCCTTCGTCCCCAGCTTCGGCTTGGGGGTCAAAATCAACCGTGACGCCGCCATCGTCCTCTTCAACAATGTCGATGCCCTCAACAAAAGGCACCCGTGACGCCATTAAGGCGCCAGGCATTGCGATATCAAGGTCGATCTCGGCTTGCGCCAAGTTCGGATCGTCGTTCTCGCGCTCAACAAAAGAAGCAGTCGGGGCTCGCGCCATAAAATCCTCCTAACGGTCAGACACCGTAGATTTGTGCCAACTTACCACGCAAAAGGCAACTTGACTAGCGCGGTGCGTTAATTTGCAAAGGGTCGATAAAGCGCTGCGGCCGCGCAATGGGTCGAAGGGAGCTTTCCACCGGAGGTGCGCCCAAAGGCGCCAGCTGCCCAGGCATTTCCGGCAAGGGGGCCGGTGGCTGCGGCGCGGCCATGGTTTGACCCAAAGACCCCAGAATAGACAAAATCTGGTCGTCCTGCGAAACAGGCTGCTGGCCGGACCGGTCGGGCCGAGCAACAGGGCGCACAACGCCCAATTCCGCCGCAGCTTGCGACCGCGTTTGCCCCAAAGACGGGTCCGTCATCGGCGTGCCCGTGATCCGCGAAACGTAGTTGATCGTCTCCTTGAACGGAGGAATCCCGCCATACTTGCTCACGTTGCCGGGACCCGCGTTATACGCCGCCAAAGCCAGAGGCACCGTGTGGAACTCGTCAAGCTGCTGGCGCAAATACCGCGCGCCGCCGCGCATGTTATCCGCAGGATCAGTGCGGTCCACGCCCAAATCATTCGCCGTGCCGGGCATCAGCTGCATATATCCAAAAGCGCCCTTCTTGCTCTGCGCGTTCGGGTTGCCGCTGCTTTCCTGCTGGATGACCCGCAGCATCAACTCCGGATCAATGCCCTCTTGGCGCGCGATCTCGTAAGGGTCCACGCCAGACTCCTGCATAATCTTGGCACGCAGGCGCTCCAACGTCGACGACGGAACGCCGACCTCGCCGCCCTCGCTCATAAATTGCGCAAAGCCCTCAATGCCCCGCGGTCCGCGGAACATGCCCCGCGCCGTAGCGTTCAAGGTGCCAATGCCTTCGGGCTGCATCATCACTTCTCCTCCGTTTCGATAATTTCTGACCGCGGTCCGCGAACCGGGGGCTTGCGTAAAGCCCTGCCGCAAAAGCAGTATTGTACCCCTCAATCAGCTCCTGCCGGCGAGCAGGCTCATAGCCAAACTCGTCCAAAGTGAACAAGAACTCGTCCGGAGAAAGATCGAAAAGGTTGGACATGCAAAAGCCCTTGGCCGCGGTTCGTCAAACCATACCATAGCTTCGCGGCCAACGGAACTACCCATAATACGCGCGTATCCTCGGGCTCTCGTCGTCGTCCACGGACCAATCGTCCGTCGGCAAACTGACAAAATTGCCCTGCCGATACCGCATCATCGCCTGCGTGGTGCTGTCAACAAAATCGTCATGGTCCCCGTTCGGGAACGCCGCGCACTCCTCGATCACATCCAAAGCCCACTGCTCGTCAGGCGCCCACACCATCCCCGCCTCAAACAAAGGCGCAATGCTGTGCGCCCGACTGATCTTGTCGTTCCCACGGCTCGGCGTAAAGTTGACAACAGGAATCCCCATGTTGCGCAGCTCCTGCGTCAAAGGCGTGCCCGTAGCCTTGGCCTCGATGATCACCGTCTCCGGTTCCCAAAACTGGAAGTTCTCCCACGCCACACGCTTCAACTCCGGAAAATCCCAGCGCCCCTTCTTGGCGTCCAACAGCAACAAACCAGGCGGCCCGCCCTCGTCCATCCGAAAGACCCCCCACGTCGTGATCGCAGAATAGTCCGCAGTCTGCCGCTTCGAGAACGCCGTGTCGTAGCTCTGGATGACATACTCCAAAGGCGGTATCTTGTCCTTCTCCCACACACGCCACCACTCGCGCTTCAAAATCGAAGTCTCGTCACCCGTCGGGTTCTGCTGATACTGCGCGTTCCACTTGCTCGGCGGGATCGAAGCCTTGACCCGCTCCAAATCGCCAATCGGCCAATACTCCGGCCAACACGATTTCCCGCTCGGCATGATCGCAGGAAGCTCAACCACCTCCCACTGATCGGCCAACGGATCACGGGCCTGCGCCCGAATCAACTGACCCGTCAAGTCCTTCTCTGACCAGCGGGTCATAACCACAACAATCGCGCCCCCAGGCTGCAAACGCTGTCGCGGACCACCCGTGTACCAATCCCAAGCATCGTCAAACCCCGTGTTCGACATCAGCGTCTGCTCCGAATGAGGGTCGTCGATAATAATCAAATCCCCGCCGCGGCCCGCCAAGTTCGATCCAACACCAACAGCGTAATACATTCCCCCGCGGTCCGTGTCCCACCGACCAGACGCTTTCGAATCCGTCGCAAGCTTTACAGAAAACACATCCGCGTAATCTTCTCGCTCAAGTAAGTTCT